CGGGAAGGACGATGACACTGACCTGCCGCTGCGGCTGTGGGGCCATGTCTGCCCACGAGGCGATAATTGCGCTAAACTCGGGGCCGGGCCTGCCGGGATGTGCAAATGGCGGATTCGAGACAATGACCGGATATATCGCTGGAAGAGCGCTTCGAAACCCCTGCGCTGGCTGGGGATCCGGAGGGTCCCAGAGCCTCACGATGTTCCAAAAATAATCTGGATCTCTCGCCGCGCATAGAAATGGCGGATTATCCACCACCTTCGGATATAGTTTCGGCACAATGCTCCGCAGTCCCTGGCTGGGTTGCGGATCCGGAGGAATCCAGGCCGCATTGATCGCCAGCGCCTGGCTGCTTCGCAATTGGCCAAAGGGAGGATTGTAGACGATCTTTGGGTACAATTCCGGCACAATGCTCCGTGCCGGAGCCGGCACCTGCGGAGGCTGGTAGAAGATGCCCATTTTATCCCCGAGAAAATCTTATCCGATTTCTGCGAAGGTCACGCCAAAGTTCCAGTTCGTCAGCGTTGTTGGAGCGGCCGGGAACTGCATCACAAAGGCCAACGATTCTGCGGCCCGGAAGAAAAGCGTCTCTCTTGGCGTCGGGACCCAGAGCCAACCGTTCAGGACGTTGAACGAATCGTTGATGATGTCGGTCAGCGTCCCTGCACCCTCGGCAGAGGCGTTAATGCCGGCGGTGCCCGCAGCGCCTGTTGTGTTTCCCGTGATCCCGGAAGCTGGATCGCCGGTTTTTGTCTTTTGCGGGGTCGCAGAAATATAGGTCCCAAAAGCCGTGGCCTTGGTACCGAGCAGGATCCTCTGCTGCGCGCTCGTTGCATTGGCCGCCTGGCTGACCCAGGCCCGCAGGATCTCGATCACCGTCCCGGCGACCGGGTTGATGATCACCAACGTCACCGCCTGGTTCGCCACCGTGATGTTCTGTCCCTTGATCGTGTACTCCCTTGCCATCGTGTCCTCCTTTCTATTGGGCCAGAATTGGCCCGCTTTGCATTATGGGATTATATGGAACCTGACCTCCTGCCGCCGCCTTATATTCCACGGCACACGTCCACCAATTCACGCTCTCTCCCCACGTGGTCGTCAGGGTGTTCGGAGTGCCGGAAGTGATCTTGAACTGGGCGCCGAAGGTGAAAGACCCCGACCCCGAGCCTCCATCATTGGAGCCTGCGAGCAACGTATCCGAATAGGCGCGGAGCAGATTCTGCGTTGAAAGCTCCGAGGCGACGTAGACGATCAGGCTGCCGGCTGTGTTGCTGATGCTGTGCGTTGTCTGGGCGGTTCCGGTCCCGCTGTTCGTGTCTGTGGCGCCCACGGGACTGGAGGCGACGCCGGAAAACTCCGCAATGGCGAATGCCGCGTAGTTTACGCCGGGGTTAAACTGAATCGTGAGAGAGCCCGAGCCTGTGATGGGAATACTGAAGATTGCAAGACCTACCGTGCCGGCCCCGCCCCCGGTATAGTTATCTCTTGAAATTGCGCCTATTGTCGCAGTCCCGGCTGTCTCCGAAAGATCTGCGGCTGCGGGCGTGTGCTGGTATGCTGAACATACGACGATCAGCGTGTTCCCGGCAGTGACATTGATGGGAGTGGCAACGCTTCCACTCGTGGCCTGGTTGCCCCAATAGGCGCCGTTAACGTTTTCTACTTGATCGCCGCCCTCGAAGTGCGAAAGGCCAAAATTGCCGTTTGTCCCGCCGGCTGCCCCGAGAAACATTCCTACGCCCGGCGCGCCACCGGTATAGGGAGAAGGATCGGTCCACTGCAGGAACTGGATGTTGTTCCCGTAGACAGTGATAACCCCGTTCACGATCGTGGCCCTTAATATGTCTCCGGATAGCCAGGTGTACGGTGAGGCATCAATGTATCCGGTAGCCTCCTGCGTAAAGGACCCCTTGGCTCCAGTCCACTTGTTTATATAGGCGACGCCCTCATTTAAGGGCCTTACCGGAAATTCAATCTCGTAGGTGTCGATGCTGTGAGCGGCTATGCTTCCCTGCAAGTGGAGCTCGATCTCCTCGTCCTGCGTGTCGCTTCCGGCGACATACACCGTGCCTTTGGCGTATTGTGTGTTGTTGTAGGATCGGTCCTTCAGGATGGCGATTGAATCATCAAGGCCGTTGTTCCCGGTCTGCGTGCCGTAGGCTTTTGTGCTGGCCAGCGTTCGGACGTTCGTCCAATCGACGCCGTCTGCAGCGCCGTTCAACCATTTTCCGCCTTCCGAGATCGGGTTCTCGGTGTTCGGAAAGCTCGTTGTGTAGGGCGCCGAGCCTGTGCTTTTTGCGAGTGCGATCGCCACTGCGGCTGCCTTTCCTCCTTATGGCAAAATCCAGACGTCGACCATGTTCCCGTCATGAGGGACGAAGTACAGGTGAAAGGTCTCAAGGTCCTGCCACCAATATTTGGCCGTGGCCGCCTTGGCCAGATAGACCTCCCTCGATATCAGGTTCGGGTTGTCCGGGGAAGTCGAGAGATAGAGCACCAGCTCCGTCGTGCTATACCCGTGAAAATAGATGCTCACGGTGTAGCCGCTGTCCTGGTAGTCGATGACCTTTCCCTTCGCAAACGTCCCGACCAGCCTCGCGCCTTTGACCGGCGCGACCTGGGCGAGGACGGCCGACGCAATGCATAGAACCAAGAAAATGGGAACAAGTCTTCTCATGGTGAGGCCTATGGTCCTTTTTGCATGAGCAGCGATTTCGGAGGTGATGGAATCGTCGTGTCGGTGTACACGTAGCTTGCCACGTTGCTGTCCGCGCTCTCGTTGCCGCTCGTGTCGACCGCTGTTGCGACGAACGTCAGCGTGCCGCTTCCCGAGACCGTAACCGAAAAACTGTAGCTCGTGGCGGGGACCGCGATCGGAGACGTGTTGATCTTGGTCCTTGTCCCATCGGTCCTGTAAAGGTTATAGGACGCCAGGTCCGTCAGGGCCGTTCCGTCGGCGTTGGTGGTTGGCGCGGTCCACGAGGCCGTGAGGCTCAGGGCCGCGCAAGGGGCAGAGTGCATGGTGCATAGCGTTAAAATCAAGATCGCCGCCATGACAAAGGAAAACCGTTTCATCATTTCCTCCTTTTCTCCAATCCCTAACCGGTGCCTTTTACGTCAGCACAATCGAAATCTCATCGTCTCCCGAGCTGAGGGTGGGCTGGAAGTCCAGCCCCAGTGCCCGCAGGCCTCCCCGGTCCTTGTCCGCGATCGCGGCGTACCTCACTTTCGGACAGGTGACGGTGATAATATTTCCGGCCGTGGCGCCCGCGGACAGGGAAAGCTGGCCCAGGGTACCGGGGGTTTTCCATTTCCCGTAAAAATCGTAGGTCGCCACCGTCGTCAGCTCCGGATCCATGGACCCTTTCGGATCTCTGGCCGTGATGAGCGTGCTTAGGTACCCGGACGAGGAGTTGATGCTCTGGCGCTTGTCGAGCGTGTTGTTCACGTCGATCTCGACGCTTGAGACGACGGCCGCGTAGGCGTCAAGCAGAAGGGACGCGCTCAGAAAAGCCGGAGGGATGTACGTCGAGTACGTGGGGCTCAGAAGGGCGCCGTCGACCATCTCGAAATCGCACCCTTCGAAGTCAAAATGCAGGATGCCCGGCTTCCCGGCCTCCATGGTCAGCTTCACATCTCCCCGGGCGCCCCAGATCCGCTTGATCACGCCGTCGTAATAGCCGGCAATGGTCATCGAGTTGCTCAGGCTGTTTGTCGCAGGCTTGTAGGTGGCGGAGGTGGCGGCGACGATCGTCTCGGAAAATCCGCAGCCAAGCATGAATTTTCCCCAGTAGGGCGCGGTGCCGGCCGTGCCGGATCCGACGAGCTCGATGTCGAACGACAACTTCGCCGACCGCATGCCCGAGACGGAGGGGTCCCGGGACAGCGTTCCCCTGAGAAGGTCTCGCTTGTTTTGGTCGATCGCGGGGGCGAAGGCGAGGTTTTTGTGAAGCACGGCGTCGCCGACGGCCAGCGTCTCCTTCGTACCCTCCACGGTCTCGGCTTTTCCCAGTAACTGGGTCGCGAACTGCCTCATCGGTGACATTTTTATTCCTCCTTTTCCTCTTTCTCAGAGGGCTTCGGCTCGGGGATCTCGTTGCCGTCTTTGTCCACGAAATAGGTCCTTGCGTCGGTGATCGTGGGCTTCTGGCTGCCTTTGTCTTCTTCCATCTCAATCTCCTATGCTGCGGTGAATGGATCCCACCGCCGGTGCCTGTACAGCAGCTCGAATGTGGTCAGGATGCTGCCCATCAGCAGCTCTTCCCTTTCCATTTTCACTTCATGGGCCTTCATTTCGGTCAGCAGGGCCAACCCTCCCCATGTCTCGTCCACGCCGACGCACTTCAGCACGTCCGCGTACATCTGATCGAGGACCGCCTTGACGGTTGCATCGTCCGAGCCGCCGGCAAGGACCTCGATATTTAAGGCCACGGTGTTGCTCTCGATCGCCATGTTGAGTGTCTCGTTCTCCTCCGTGGTCTCGAAATATTTAATCGCGGGCAGATCCGGCAGCGTTCCGTCCTCGTCCTGCCTGAAATCCGTTGTCCGCCAATAGAAAACGTTATTTCCGGCGTCCGTCTGGTAGTGATTGGCCACCAGGATCGTCTTCAGCCGTGCATCAATCGCGCTTAGTATCTGCTGCCATACGGTTGGAGGCATTTCATTACACCGTTTTGCTCAGTTCGAGCTTGATCATCCCGAAGTCGTCGGAATAATCGATCTTCGTGACGTAAAGGGTCAGATCGGGCATGTCGCTGATCACGAAAGTGTCGCCATGCTTGATTCCCGGGACGTCGACGGCGTCGACCAGCATCGCGTAGTCGTAGTTCTCGAAAGTCGCGCCGACCAGGTCCGTCTCGTGAAATTTGTGCTCGGGAAGGACATTGATCGTCTGCTTTCCGTTCCAGATGGCCGTCCGGCTGTCGAGGCCGCAGAGAAAATCCTGGTTGACGGCCATAAAGTCGTCGCGAAAGCCCATGGCTTTGCCCTAACCCCCCTTCGTCCCCCCGGCTAAGGGGGAGAAAGGGAGGAGTATTCTTATACAGGCACTTCTTCCCACATGAAGGAGAAGATCCAGGCCGCGGTGTTCGCTGCAAAGCTGTACGTGGCGCAGTAGGCCCCGGGCGGCAGTATGATCGATCCATCGAGGTCGATGTCCTGGGGAACCCCGTTGGGGCTGCTGGTCAAGGCCACGGTGCCGGCCGTGCTGAATACACGGTCAAGCACCGGCACGCCGCCGGTCAGGTCGTGGGTGTTATCCGCGCGCGCCAGGCCTGCCACGCCGCCGACCATACAGTTACGCGGCGTAAGCGCGGCATCGATCGCCGCGGTCGGGGTTACGCCGGTCATCAGGCCAATGACGGTCGCGGTCGGCACCAGCACGGTGTTGGCGTAGCCGAAACGGAGGATCACGACGTTGATGCCCGATCCGACCGGGTTCGACACGACCAGGCCCGTCCAGGTCGTCGCCATTGCGGCGGTCAGGGCGACCGCTGCCTGGTTCGCAACGACGTAGCATCGGCCCTGAAGAACTGCTTCCTTGTATTTTCCGGCGTAGTTCGACACCACGAGGGCGCCTTCGGTATTGAGGCGGAAGGGGCCCATTGCCCCATTCGCAAGGTACTGTTTTCCAACTTTTCCGTACATGGTGGTTTCCTCCTTTTTGGATCGGCTAAACCGACGCCATCCTGATGGCGCTGATCAGCCTCTGGTCGAGCTCCCATCCACCGTCGTAGAAGATCCATTCCTGCCCGGTATCGATGGCGTGAAAGGTGGATCCCTCCGGCGGATTGCAGGGCTTATCGTCTGTGGAAAGCCCCTGAAATCTCTGGATCACCGCAACGAGCTTGGTTGTCATGGGATCCTCCTCCTTACAGCTTCGCGGCGATATAGGCCCCGTCGCTCATCGGAACATAGAAGATGCTGGCGAATGCAGCGCCGGTTGCCGCCTGCGTGGCATCGCTTGCGAGCATGCCGATCGTACCGACGAAGTTTTTTCCGCCGACGATGTGCCCTTTGGAGGGGATCACGTCGGAAAGGCCCGCCGAGTCAGTGATGACCGCTGCGGTCGCCACTGCTCCGCCGACCCAGACGACCCGAAGGCCCTGGGCCGCACTGGCAAGCGAGGCGCACTTAGCGCACATCGGGTTGGCTACAAGCACCGGCGTGGTGAAGGTGCAGTTAAACAGCATCTGAGTGGCATTGGCATCGAAAGCCGCCGTGACTTCCATCATGAGCTGCGAGATGTAGACGCGGCCTTTGACGTCGAAGAGCTCCGTCTGGGTGTCCAGGACGAAATACGTTGCCGCTGTGAGCGATCCGGTATCGACCCGGATGCCGGAGTAAATGTCTGCGATTCTTGCGATGGTGCTCGGATTGTAGTTCATGGTTTTCTTCCTCCTTCGAGTGGAAGGGGACGGCCATCTTTCCAGGCCGCCCCGCTTCGATTCGTTACGTCAGGTTGTCGGCGCCGGTGTACTTCGGCTGCACGAAGACGATGGCCGAGGTGATGTTGCTCGCGTTGCTCGCACCGGTTGTGACACCGATGTAGTAAAAGCTGCTGGCAAAGTTCATCACCAGGCTCGGCTCGATCTCGAAAACGATGATCTTCTTCTTCGTGCCGGCGTCCGTGGTGTAGTTCGCGGCGTCGGTCTGCCGCGTGAAGACATCCGTGGTCTGGCAATCCAGGTTGGTGTAGATCCTGGTGTTTGCGCTGATGACCGCTGCTCCGGCTCCGGCGTTGCTGGTAGCCTGCTTGGGCGTCCACGCGATGGTGTTGGCCGCGGCCTGGTTCATGAAGCAGACGATCCAGGCCTTGACCGCGTTCTTCATGTCGGCATAGATGGTGGAATCCCGGCCCCCGGCATCGGCTGCGGGCTCGAGGACTCCTACGGGTGAACAAGTCAACGGGATTTGAAGTCTCATGGAAATTACCTCCTTGTGGTTGCTCGGGCAGGCTGCCAAACCCCGCCCGAAGTGAAAGCTCATTGCCCTGGCAGCGGGCAGCCTCTAATTCAAAGGGAAGAGGACTAATCCCTGCTTTTATGACCTCGTCTGCAGCCCGATGAACGGACTGAGGGTGCCTGCGCCCTTGAACGGGGTCAGCACGGTTCTCCAGGGCGGCGCCGGCATGCCGTTGATCCGGTAGGTCCACTTGAAGGTCATCTCGTCGTAGATGAACCGGGCGTGCATGGACTGGGCCGCTTCGATCCCGCCCTTGTCAATGACGATGTACTCGCCAAGGTTGAGGAACATGATGTCTCCGACGGTCCCCAGGGCCTCCGCCTGTTCGATCGGGATCATGGGCCGGCCGAAGAGGGACGAATACGGAGAGTTGGAAAGTCCGCCGGCAGGCATCCACACGGGAACGCCGCCAACGCCAATGGAAAGGCCGAGAGAGAAGAGTTGAGGCTCGATCTCCTGGTTGTAGAACCAGACTCCTGCCGGCCGGAGCTTTCCGAGCATCCGGGCATACATCTTGACCAGGTTCTCGAAAACGATCGTCTTCGCGGCCTGTCCTCCTTCCTTGGAGACCGAGATAAAGGCGCCGCAGTTGAGAACGCCCAGCATCTCGCCGACGCCGGACCCGCGAATGATTTCATTGTCGGCAACAAACCCGAATTCCTCGAGGAAGCCCCTGGAGACCCAGGCTTCGAGTGCGGTGGCATCCCTCAACAGACGGTTCGTGATATAAGCGAGGCCTTTGAGGTCCTCCAGCCTGATCTCGAATTTTCCGAGCTTCGGCTGCTTGTTGGTGGCCTCGACAGCCTCTGCCCGCCGGTAGATCTGCACACCGCCCCAACGGCTGCCCGTGGCACGGCTGGTCTCGTCGATATACGGTCCCTCGAGGCCATCGGCATCGGGTCCGACCGGGATCCGGCTGCACCTGCCGAGAAGGATCCCCGTCTCCCATGCCTTCTGGAGAAGGGCCGTGGTGAACTCCGTCTGGACCATGAAGCCGCCGTCCGAAGGAACGGAGACACTCATGCCGCTGATCGCGCGGTTGAAGTCCATCCAGTGGCGCGTGACGTCCGATCCGAAGAGGTCCACGGCGCGCCGGCTTCCCGGGCTCGTGTCGGACATGACGGCGATGTACTGGAGCTGCTCGCCGAAGGACCGGAAGACCTTTTCTTTCGCGTTCGCCGGCCTGCTCGGCGTCGGATCGGGATGGCCGACCGCGTCAAGAATGAGCCTACGAAATACTTCCTCCGAGTCTCCCTTTTCGATCGATCTCCGGGCCATATCCGGCGCATCTTTCACGATGTCCTTGAATTTGTCGGCGATGGCATTGATCTCTTTGATTCGCTTGAGCTCGAGCGCCCTGGTTTCGCAGAAGGGGCACTTCCCGTCGACCATGACGCCCTGGCATACTGTGCACTTTTCCATGTTTCGTTCCTCCTTCTTTTTGATCGGCCCGGGCGGTTTCGGAGCCGGCTCTGCCGGCACCATCCGGACCATGATCAGTTCGTTTTCCTCCGGAGAGCTTCTGCCCACGCCCACGCTCGGGTCCGCGGGGATCGATGCAATCGAGATCTCATGCGGCTCCCAGTCCGTGGCGCGGTAGCAAGGCTCTTCGGCCGTTGCGTGATCACCTTCCTCTGCCATCCGATAGACGCGGTATCCCGTGGAAGTGAATTTCCTGATCCCATCCTGGACGTCGTTGAAGACTTCTTCGGCGCGCGCGCTTTTCCCAAAGCGCACTTCGGCCCGCCCCACGCGGTCCGTTCCGAGGTTTGCCTTCTCGACAACGCCCACCTGATCGTCGGGGTTGTGGTTGACCAGGAGCGGTCCCCCGCTCTGCAGCCGACCCATCCTCACCGATGAGGGGGAGTGATCGAGGATCTCCGTCCCGTAGTAGCGATCCACCGGGGTTTCACTTGAGAACGAGAGCTTCACCGTTCTCTTGTCCTTATCGATATCATCCGGCTTGATCTCGAACTGCCGGAAGAACATTTTGGCTTTAGTCACGGTCTTCTCTTCCTTCTTGTCTTTGTCGATCGCCTGAAGGAGAGAGTCTGCGGCGGCGGCGATATCCGATTCTTTCTGCTGCGCGGCCCTTTGCTTGGCGGCGATGACGCCCGATCGGTAGACCTTGCCGTCCTTGCCGTAGGGATACTTGTAGTGGGCCTTGGTTTTCTGGTCCTCGTCCGGATCGGTGGCGAGAAACCACTTCGAGTACTCGTCCCAGTTATCTTTCCCGAGGATCTTGTTGCCGTCCTCTCCGGAGAATCCCCAGCCCGAACTGCGGTCCACCTTACCTGCCGCGATCAGGGACCGCGCATGGCCGACGCCTTTTGAGTTGAGTTTCATCGATCTTACCTCCAGGTTGTCTGCGGACTTCTTTTCGTCCTTCTTCGCGACCCAGTTTCCGTCCTTGTCCTTCTCATATTTCGTCTCGACGGCCGACCACGCGACCTTGGCCGCCTTCTCGGGATCCTCGCCGTACTGGTCCCAGGCATTGTTGAAGGCCGCCATGTAGATTTCCTGGGCGTGCTTCGGGAGCTTCTTGATCCCTTCCGGCAGATCACTCAGTTTCGAGTACGGCTTCGCCATCTGGTGCCTCGATCTTTTCGGCTTCCGGTGTAGCCGGAGCTAGACTTTCCTTGACAATGGCAGCCTCGGGCGTCTCGGGTTTAGACTCGACCGCTACGGGCCCACTGGTGAGCGCGTCCAGCGCGTCGATGATCTCGTTGGCCTTGTCCCTGACCTTGGCAATCTCCTCGGCCAGGGCGTCCGGGCTGTGGCCATGTAGTTTCGTTACTTCCAGCTTCTCCATGAATCCCTCCCCTTCAGGCCTCCGCCTGGCTGCCGGGCTGCTGCGCCGGCTTTACTTTTCCGTTGGCCATGACCTCCTCCGGGCTTTTCGGCTCCGGGCTCGCGCCGAATTTTCCGACAGTTCCGGTCGGCGTCACGTTGATGACGATGCCTTTGTCCTTGATGTACTTCTGCTCGTCGGCGATCTCGTCCATCAGCTCGTAGAAGTCCTCACCCTGCTCGGCCAGGATATCCTTTCTCGATCGGAGGGCAGTGTTGATGGCCATGACCATCGCCTGCTGGTCCTTCAGCGGATCCACCCAGTCCCATCCTCGCGGCCTCCACTTGACGGCCGAGTCATCGAGCTTGGACATCGGGATCCGGATCTTTCCTTTCGCGGCGGCGATGGGAACCCACGCGCCGAACACGCGCTGGCAGAGCTGCTCCACCATCAGCGCCTGGAGAATCCTCCACATGTCGCGCTCGTCGATCACGCCCTGGCGGATCGAGGAGTAGTTGACGTGCTCGAGATCATTGGCCAGGGAATTGTAGGAGACGAGAAATCCGGAAGAGATCCCGCGCAGGCAGGATTTGACGAAAGAATCGAACTGCGTGGTCGGGTGCTGCGGATCGAAGGCCGAGAATTTGTAGCCCCGGGGGAGCTGCTCGATCATCCCCGGCTCGACCTCGGTGATCGTGTTGCCGGCCGTGTCCTGATCGTCGCCGACGTAGGCATCCTCGGCGCCTTTGTCGCCCGGCTCGAGGAATCCCATCTTAGCGGCGCTGACGCGCGCGCTCACGAGCTCAGATTCCTTGTAGCCCTTGAGCATCTGCATGTTGATCATGGCCGAGGTCATCCACGGCACGCCCCTCCCCTGCTCCGCTCGCTCCTGCCAGTAGACGTGAATGATGTCGCTCGCGGGGTAGCGGATGTATTTCAGGGCGTGCATCGGCGGTTGGTAGTCGTAAATGTTGGAGGCCATCATCCAGTAGGCAACCGGCCGGCGCCAATCGTCGTACTCGATGGCCATCCGGATGTTATCGCCTGGACGGTTGAGGTTCACGTCCATGTACTCGGCCTCGAGAGCCTGGAGCGCGAATCCGAAGTCGTTCGGAAAATTCCGGACGATCCTCAGAAAGATCTCGCCGTCCTTGGCGACGGTCTCGATCACCTGGCGCTGCAGCTCGGGCCACGAGGCGAGCCCGGTGACCGTGCAGTTCTCTCTCCGGCCCCAGTCGGCCCAGGCGTCCATCACCGCCTGGTTGTTTCCCTTATCGGGCTTGCCCAGTCTGTCCTTCATCGTGGCGCGGAGCGTGATTCCGTCGGGGCCGATGACGTTGGAAACGCACATTTTTATGAATTTCCGGGCGTACTCGTTGTTGACGGCGAGCTCGCGGGACCTGGCGCGGAGCTGGCGGAGGGTGTACCGGATGTCCCAATCGGCCGAAAAGGGCGTCGTGCCCCAGTCCATGGTCAGGCGATTGACCGACGCGGCCTCGAAGGAGCGCCGTTTCAGCGGCCTTTCGTTCCCCTTTTCGAGCTTTGAGATGATGCCCATACTCACTTCGCCCTGGACAGGAAGCCCATTCCTATCCCGAAGATCCCGAAACCGACGACAACAAGCGCCGCGGGCCTGTAAATCTGCCAGAAGCCCGCGCCCATCAGAAGGAGTCCGCCAAAAACAAGAAAGTCGCGTCCATCGACGAGGTCTTTCTCCTTAGCTCGTCGCACTGATGTCGAAATCGAAGTTGATAGTCTGCGGAGAAAATCTCGCAAGGATCCTCCTTCTATTTCCACGGCCGCGGCTGCGGTTGTCCTCGCACTCCTCGCGGACGACTTCCGCTTTGAGCCACAAAATCAATTCCCGCTGCTCGTCGATCCGTCGCTTTGCGATCGACCTGCCCTCGGCCGACATCGAGTCCCAGTCCACGTTCGTCAGCTTGAGGAGCTGGGCCTCTGCGTTGGCGAGCGCCTGTTTGTACGTGGACTGAAACGCGAACGTCGCGACCTGCTTGGCCAGGGCGGGAAGAATCTTCAGCGCGCCGTGATCGATGGTGTATGTCTCGGAGCCCTTGGTGACGTAGGATTGCCAGATGTTGTCGCCGGCTTTCCACTTGGCGCTGTCGGCGGCGGGGATGGTGATGTCGTAGGTCTGGCCGTCGGCGTCGGTCGTGGCCGCGAGATCGTATTCGATGGTGCCGCGAATGGAATAGTTGAGCGTCCAGCCGTCAGAGGCGGGGTAGTTGACGAGGGACTTGGTCCATTTGACCGTGTCCCCGGCGTAAACCTGGGTCGGTTCTGTCGTAGGAACAGGGGGAATGGTTATTTCGTATGCCCTCCTCGCGTTGCAGACGTCTGCAAAAAAAGAAAAGCCCACTCATGCCGTGCGCACGGTGGGCTCTTGGAATCCTTCGACCTGGCTGCAGACCAGGATTTTTTATGTTGGATCAGGGTTACACGAAACCGGAGGGCTTGTCAAACAGGATCCATATGGAAAAGATGCGGAAAGGTTGCAGTAAAGTTGGGTAAAACTTGCAGTAATTTTAACCCCCGTGAAGATTTCTCAGCCACCGGTCCAGCTCGGAGGGGATCGCGTAGCGCTTTTTGTATGCCCCGCCGGGCCCCTGGACGAGGAAGACGGGGAGCTTGAGCCTCTCTTCGTAGTCCCGGGCCGTCTTCACCGAGCAGCCGATGTAGTGGGCGATTTCCTTCCATCCCGAGAGCCAGCCGTTCTGGGCCCCTGCGTCTTTTCCCATCGGTGGCCTTCCCCTTATTGCATGGTGATTGAAGCCTTTGGCGTGAACTCGCCGCACTGGATCTCCGGACGACAGCGTGGAAAGAAGCAATTCGTCCCGAAGCCCGGCTGCCCCAGGGCGCCCTTTATCGGAAACGCAAAAACGGTTGGCGGAAAGCGCTGGCAGCTGCCGTCGTCGGCTTCCGGCTTCTCCCGGTTCCAGTGGACGCAGTTGATACAGGCACGCGCACCGCTCTCGATCAGTTCCCTTTCTTTTTTTGCTCGCTCGTCGAGCATTTCGCCTTGTTTCTCCATCATCCACTCCTTTCTTCGTCGCGCTTCACCCATTTGGGCACCCCCTCGCCTTAAACCGGCGCTGCCTCGACAAGCTTGATCATGTACCTTTTCCGATTGAGCACCCTCACCACCTCGAACTTCAGACCGTTATGTTCAAGAACATCGCCCTCCCTGGGCAGCGGAGCCACCACAACCTTCCTCACGTCCGCTCGCTCAACCAGAAGGCCATGTATCCTTTTCGGGAACTCGATCAGATCCACCTCTTCCGATACGATGATTCTTTTTTGGCTGTCCTCTACCTGCATGGTGCCTCCTTTACCTCTTACAAAGGTGCCTTGTCATGTCTCCCCGCGCCCCGCAGATTGGGCAGCGATCGTTGTCTGCGGTCAGCGGAATCCCCGGGTGCTCGTGCGGCTGCCGCGTCTCCGGATTGAACATCATCACGAAGCCATCGATGATCTGGGCGTGCACCGACAGGCCGCACACTTTGCACTTTACTTTCCTCGGTTCGCTCATTTGTATCCTTTCATCCAGTCGCCCCTGGGTCTGTCGGTGATGGGATTGACCGAATCGGGCGGCTTTGGCTCGGTTTCACCCTCCGGCCTTGGCGCTGGCGAGCGGATTACGCGGATCCCTCCGCGCAATTCAGAGTCGGCCATCGCATACGCGATCACCGTGCAGTCGAGATAGTGATTGTCGCGCCGCGTCCGGATCCATTCCCATTCGCCATTCTTCTGGAGTCTCTTCTCCTCGGCCAGGAGGTGCTTCACGTAGTCCGTCTCCGTGGCGCTGTGAAAGGTGAAGCGCCCGGGAGGGGATGCGTCGATCGATATCTCGCCGGTAGCGGGATCGGTGATCTCTTTCGGTGGGATCCGTAGATGAAACCATACCACGTCCTTCAGGAGCCCGGTGTTCAGCTCGATGAGGATGAGGCCTCCGGGAATGATCGCGCCCTTATCCCCGGGCATCCTATCGATCCGGCTCTCCTTGATCCGGTGCACGCTGTCCCGGGACATGCCCTTGGTCCCGAAAAGCCCTGGCCGTCGCATCTTTCGGATGAAAAGGTACGCGGCCTCGGTCATTGTCGTGTCCGCAGCCGAGTACTGACCGCCGCCGGTGTCAAGGCCGATCCTCCAGATCCGGAGTTGCCGCTCCTCCTGGTCGACTTCGTAGACCCAACTGCCGATCAACTGCTCGAGATCGCTCGTCTCGTAGCCCCCCGCGAGCCAGCCGTAGTGAACGAGATGGGCGCTATAGTCGCGTTTCCACGCCATCACGGCGAACCAAAAGCCTCCCTGGCCGGCGTCGACACCGCAGGTGAGCGCGATTGTTCCCTTCGGACAGACCGGGGGAGGCAGGTCGATCCTGTTTTTCATCAACTCGGTCTCGGTTTCGGAGATGGCCACCTCCTCCCACGGCCTGGCCGCGTTGTAGATTCGCCAGTTCCGCATGGGCGCGAAGTCGTCGCCCTCCTTCAGTGCCTTGTTGGCATCGAGGAATTCCTTTGCGATGACGCCGAAGGTCCCTCCACTAAAAGGGGAGTACCATTTGGGGAGATGAAAGCCGATTTTTTTGACGCGCTTGGTTTTTAGGGCCGCATCGAGCGAGATTGTCTCCTCTTCTTTGGCCCGGACGTTCTTCATGACCTGATCACAGGGATCCGGGGTCGTGCGCGCCCTCCATTCCCCCTTGGCGAGCATCCGGAGCTTATCGAGGTTCGAAATCTGCCTCTGACAGACCTCGCACTCGTAGTAGGCGATCTCCTCGACCACGATCGGGTCATGATTGTCTCCAAATTTGACGTTTTCCCAGTAGAGGAGCTGCCTCGCACCGCAGTGAGGGCATGGAATCCAGTACTCGAAGACCAGCTGGCAGCTCTTCAGCTCCTGCCAGATGTTCCCTTCAGGCGTTGTGGGCGTCCCGCTGTCGATTTCTTTCCTGTTTGTGAAGGTCGTCATGGTCTGCCTGATCCCCTTGATCGGGTCGATGGCGCTCTCGCCGACCTGTTTTTTGATCTCATCCGCCTCGTCAACGAGCAGATAGCGGTTGCTCCGGGTGGTGGTTTGCGTGTCGGAGCCGGCCCAGGCCATGGCAAGAACCATGGTTTGGAAGTTCATCCGGAGCTTCGTGTAGTCATCTGGGTTCTCGGGCATGCGATTCATGACCTCCGGGCAGGCGCGAAAGATCGGATCGAGCTTTGTCTCCTGGATCTCCTTGGCCTTGTCGCGCGTAGGAAGGAGAAAGGTGGCCGGTCCCGGATCCTGGGCCACGATGTAGCAGACGAAGGAGTAGACCGTTGTGCTCTTGGCGAGCTGCCTTCCCCAGAGGAGGACGATCTGCTCGACGAAGATATCCTGGAGCGCGAGAAGCGGTCCCTCAATGTAGGGCGTGCGCGAGATCCGAAGCGGCCCTGCCTCCGCCGCCATCTTCTCCGAGAGGTTGATATTTTTCTCAACCCACTCCGGGATGGTGATCTCGTCGGGAAGCCTCCAGATGGCCTCCCACGCGTTTCTTGGAATTTTTCTTGCGAGTGCGCTTATGCTTTCCACGTAAAGGTTTCTCCAGAAGGTTGTAAATGATGCTTCGGATTTCGGATCTGAGAAGGATCTCGATCTCCTTCTCATCATCGAGGGCCTTAAGTGTCCCGGCAAGACGCCTGGGAAGGTTCAGGAAGGCGAGCTTTGTTGCGGATCCCAGGGCGATGAGCCATTTTGTGGCCTCTCCCTTTGGCACGAGCTCGCCGAGCCTCTGCTCGAGCTGCGCTTCGGTGAGTTTCATCTTTAGCAGCTCATGGTCGCGACGCGCATCAGTGAGCGATGGCGTGGTGTGGTCCTTGCCATTTCCCCCTTCGATCGGGAGCTCCATTTGTGCTGACTTTGGAGCTTGCGATTCTGCCTCGCGCGTGGCCGTTCGCTGCCTGCGATTTTGCCTGCGACTTCAACTGCCGTGAGCGATCGATGTTGGCCTCGATCGCAGCCTCGGCCTGAGCCGCATCGATTTTGCCCTTCGTGAGAGTGATCACTCCTTCCTTCACCAGTTGCGTGATCCGCGCTGGAGAATATCCGGACCTTCGTGCGAACTGAGCCTGGGTGATCAATCGAGCCATAAAATCGGTCCGTTGTTAAGTTTCTTCAATCATTGGAGCCGGGCAAAATCGCTCTTAAGGCCGCTAAAAATCCGATTCCTTTAAGAATGTTTATTCTTTTCAACATCTTAAGGTCAAAAAAAATTTGCCTCGCTCGCGAAAGTTGCGGGCTTGAGCGCCGTATGCCGCAATGGCCCAGGAAGGACCCGGTCATTCTAAGGCTGCTGGCGCTGGCAGGCCGGCCGTTCGCTTGGCGATCTGCTCTTCCAATTCCTGGTAAAGATGGTTCGTCAAATCCGCGTCGCGCTTTTCTCTGTTGGCAGATCGGTTCACCAGCATCGGCAAACTCGGACCGCGCCCTGGCTTGCCGCTGGTCGGGTAACGCGAACGACCGGCGCGGATCGCTATGAATCGGCCGCTTCCCCTTCGGGCGATGTTGATGAAGGCATGCGGCACGGAAAACGCGGCGGTCCTGCTTATGCTCGCCCGGATCCCCGTCCGATCTTGGATTGCGCCGAAGTCATTGAGGATCGACAGCTGGGTTCCCTTTATGCTGACGGACATCTCAAGACTTGACTGTGTCGTCCTCGAAACGTTGATCGCCTTCTTCACTTTGCTCGCCGAGAGGTTGTAGTTCGACGAGATGTCGGTCGCTAGATAGTTCTTTGCCCAAGTGCCTGTACGATCGAGCGCAGACCGGATCGCCTTTCGAACCAAATCCTTCGAAAAATTTTGCAAGAGGTTCTTAATGTCTTCCTGACTTATTTCGGCAGTCATGTTGAACATTCAGGTTTGCCTCCGCATCGTCTTTTGGTTTTCACTTTACCCAGCGGATTTTAGCGGCGCTGGGCGAGATTTCCACATTTCCACACTACGACGGTTTTATTGTTTAAATAAAAAACTACCCCCACCCTTACCCTTACCCCCAGAAGTATCAAGCAGTATGGATAGGGTATCCATACTGTCTGATTTAGTATCCGCCTTTGCAAAGACCTCAACTTCTTGTGGTGTGAAAATTTCCGGGTAGATCTGGGCAAAGGCCTCGGAAAAGGGGTGCCACCGAAATTTCCACACGTGCTTTCGAATGCCCGCGCGGAGTTTCGGCGACAGCTTGCCGCTCCTGAGGAACTGCCGCCGGGCATGCTTCACAACCCAGCAGAGTGAGCATTCAGGATCGTACCTTACCTTCGGCTCGAGACAAGGCCAAAGCGCGTCAACCTGATCCCTGGTCAGCCCCGTTTCAAAAGAAATTG